GTGGCAACAATGGAACCTCTGGTGGTGAACATGCGTGAAAGGGACCTCCCAGCAAGCGTTGAGACTGAGGCATAGGTCCCCACATCTCTCCTGGTCTCAAGCCCTATCATGAAACAGAACCAGAGGCTCTTCGTGTACTTGGCCCCGCCCCCAAGCCTGTGTACTGCCATAACCGACTCCTCTAGGTCAAAGAGGCCGGCATCCAAAGCCGTGGCCAGGTCCCCAAGGGTGACCAGGCGCTTCCTCCTGCGCAAGGACCCGAAGAGCAACAAATCCTGCCTGGTGATACCGTCTGTGGCTTCGGGTCGTGCCTTGACTGCCTCCAGGTAACCGTCCACCTGGTCCCACATGCCCTGGACACAGGTCGCCTCAGATGCTGCACGGTGGGACTTATCCGGGTTGAACTGTGACGAGGTGGCATACGTTGACACATTGAGATGGGGATCCCTTGAGGCCAGGACGAGGTCTGGGGCCACAGTGAAGACTTCCTTCGAGTCTGCTCTTATGGATGCCACCCCGTAGGTGCACCTGGTCAGGATTGCAAGGGCATACACACAGACTGTCTTGGCATAGGAGGAAATCTCAGGCAACAGCCTAAGCCGGATGCCAGCTATCTTCTTGAGGACACCAAGATAATCGCAGTCAAGCCCACCAATAGACTGGTGCAGATACCTATGCATCTGCTGCATCACAGAGTTCTGCTGGCGGTTGCTAAGGAACCCAGCCAGGTTCATGACCACCTCCCTGCGCCCAAGCGAGGGGCCAGTTGCACCAAAGAACTCACCTCTGTAGGTGTCCTCGGCCCTGTACAGTTCCCCCCTATTCTCAATGAGAATAGTGGCGCGGGCTATGGCACGATGGCACGCCATCAGGTCCCAATCAAGCCTATTGTTGTCTAGGCTGTGCCATTTGGAGGTCACCACGGAGAGCCCCACGGCTCCTTGACATTCATTCGGGAGCAGTGACACATCTGGGACACCACGCAGGGCCAGTGTCTTGAACTTCCTCACAAGGGAACCAGGGATCATGTAAGCAGGGAAATTCTCATACAGGTCCCCAAGCTCAGTGTAGGGAAGGAGGGCACTCTCAGACAAGGCCAGGACCTTGATCCAGGTTGTGCGGAAACTTACAGCGGGCGCATTCGCGTAAACCAAGACTGCTCCCACGCACCCCTCCATGTCCTGAAGTGAGACATAGTTTGCAGGCGAGTACCCCCTGAGAGATGAGCTCACAGCCCTGCCTAGTGCGTAGCGGGATTCCATATATGAGAGTAAGTGGCTAGCCAGGATGTCCCGCTTAATCTCAAGCACCCCCTGGAGTGCGGGTGTCGCCCGTGCTAGGAGCAATGTGCTGACCTTTGTTGTGGGTGATGTCACAAGGTGGCGCTGGGCCTCGCTACGATCCGCACTGTAGACACAATCCTCAACAAAGCCAATATGTGCTGCCATTGCTGCCTCCATGTATTTGAGAGCCTCCTCGCCCCCCCTCA